TTTCAGTACAAGGTGATGGCTTGGCATGTACATATTAGAAACCATATTCTGGGCAAAGCTACCCCATAACATCCATACTATAGGCTTATCTGGTCTGTAAGAGAGTTCCATAAGAACCTGTCCTACAAATTGTTTCCAATTAAAATCCTTGTGGCTGTTAGGAAGGCCAGCATTTACAGTAAGGGTACAGTTCAACAGAAGGACTCCTTGCTGTGCCCACGGAGTAAGGTCTCCTCCTTCGATATTTACCTTGCCCAGATCTTCAATAATAGCTTTCTTAATGTTGCGAAGAGATGGGTTAATCCGCCTATCATTAGGCACGCTAAAAGCCAAGCCATCTGCCGAACCATCGTGATAAGGATCTTGTCCAAGGATAACAACCTTTATGTCGTTATACCCGGTTGTTTTAAAGGCACGAAATACTTTATCGCTGGGTGGATATACGACGTGTTTCTGCTTGGCCTGTTTGATTTGTTCTCTTAGCTCATCCATATAGGAACAGCTAAAGATTGGCTCTAACGTCTCTGCCCATCCTTCTCCTACAATATCAGTAATCTTCTTCATATTTTAAAGGTATTGCCCCTGCCATCAGGGTTTCTTTGCTTGCTCCCCAGTTATTGGTGTAGCTGTGGTAAGCAATCCGAGAGATTAACTCTGATGCTTTGCTCCATCCAAGGTCAAGGTAGCTTTCGTCGATGCTAAATATCTCACAAGGATATTCTTTGTTTGTCTGTACAGCTACGATATACATACTCTTGGGTGTGTACTCTGGGTATGCTTTAGATACAGCCCATTGATAAAAGGCAAGCTGTCTGTCGTAGTCGTACTTCTCGAAGGTGTCTTGAAACATCCCAATCGGTGAGCGGGTGGTCTTCAAATCAACAATCGAGTAGGTCTTCTCTTCGTGGTTAAATAAGATTCTATCTACCTTAGCTTTGAAGTCCAAGCTAAGTGACTCATTCTCAAGCTCTAAGTCCCACTTCTCGGTAAAGTAAATCTCTACTTCGTTATAGGCTTCATCATAAGATCCATTGAACCCATTCCCTTCTATCAGTTCTGAAGCAAAGGGATGCATACGTATAGAATCTACGCAGCCCATAATCTGGTGGTACGTCATTGAATCTACGATATGCTTGTCTTGCGATTGGCATAAAGCAATCCAATAGGGTTCTGCCGTCTTGAGGATAGAATCGATACGTGAGGATAGGGTTCTGTTGGAGTAGTAATCATCTGGAATTACGATACCCCATTCCCCTTCTTCTATATCCTTCAACTCGATATGCGGCATTAGTCCCTCGTGTCTCTCTCTAACCCGGTTAAAGAGAACGTCGATGATCTCTTTCACCTTAGGGCCGGGTACATTAGACGGGGTAATATCAATCGAGTCAGGCTCAAGAAGAACCTTATGTATCAGCGTACCTAACTGGAAGGAATCGTTATCCTTAGAATCCAGTAAGCCATCGAGATACTTCTTAAAGTACCGAGGGCTACCTCCAGACATAGGATCTATATAACTCAAGCAACTATTGTTTATAGCTGCCTTACTAAAGTAGCTTTCGTCCTCGTTCTTCATTGGTGTAAAATTTAATGGGTTCTTCTCGTTCAACCGTTAGTCCAACAAATCTATCTAAAAGAGTCTGTCGTACCAGACGTTTCGCTTCTTTATCCATCCCACTCTCGTAACCATAGTAGCCCTTTACACTTACTGTACCTTCAATAAGCTCTCCTTTAAAGGTTGCTTTATAGTTGTAGATATAGAGGATAGGATCTCCGGGCCGTAATTTCTTCTCTTCCATATCAACATATAGGGAGGGACCGAAGCCCCTCCCCTTTTAGTTAGTCAAGCCAATCTTCAAAATCTACATCATATAGATTCAACTCCTGATCTGATTCCTCTACATCACAGAGGTCAAAGGCGTAGTGGTCTTTAAGTGCGCCATCTACAGCTTGTTTAACCGTAGCAATAGCGTCGCGTACTACTTCGGACTTATCAGAGGACTCATACTTAGAGACAGCGATAGTCACTACAATATCTATAGTGCCGTTAACTGTCTCGTTGATTTCATTGAATGCGCCCATAATTCTTGTGTTGCGCTTGTTTTACTTCTATTAACGTGGGGTAAGGTCGTATAGATCCTTACAGTAATCACATTGAACAACCTTCAGGCTTACTTGCTTCAAGGTGCCGGGACATTGAGGACAGAAGATAGACTTCTCCTTCTCTTTCCGCTGCAATCCAAAAGCAATTTCGCTGTGGTAGTATTCTTTAATTCTGCTCATTGGGATCTGGGATTTCTAAACCTAACTCTTCAGCCGACCATTGTCTAATAAGGTTGATGTAGTTAGTGAACTCGATAGTAGTCATAGTCTTAGTATCGGTATGTTCTAACTCTACCTCCTCTGTAATGGGATTCCACTTCTCCCGCTTAGCAAACATATGCTTGAGAGATTCGTGGACGTGGGTACGCTTCAGCTCACCAGTATCACTGCCTAAGTCGCTGGCTTGCATACCCTTATTCTTTAGCTCTACATAGATCATATATACCACAGTACCCCAGTAGTAAGCATTCTGATTGATGCTGCGTAGGGGAAGGGGAGTAAGGTCTATAAGAACTTCTTTGCCATTCAGTTTACTTAACTCATTATGCCAAAGGGCTTCTTCATAAGGTAAGAATTGCCCGTTGATAATCTTTCCAACAGATTTGATCATTGATAGAAGGAATCATTTGTTCTATGGTCTTGCTTGATTATAAATACAAGTTTCTTATCCTCTTCATTTTCTACAGCGTGAAACTCTATAGAAGCTGAGCGAGATACATACCTGATATTGTCGTCAGGTATCTTACCCATATTAACCAGCAAGTCTTGAAATACTTTGCAGTAAATCCACTTGTTATCTAAGTCCCAGTCGCATTTGCCGGGCACGTCATACAGTTTACACTCTATCTGAATAGGGAAGGTTTTGATCTTAGGCATATGCTCTAAGAACGGCCTATAGAAATCCTTGATAGCATTAACAATCTTAACCCGTATGATAGGTGTACTTAGACCAGAATAGAAATCCTGACCGTTGATACGCTTGTATCTTGGATTGTTTACACTCTTGGAGTTCTTCACTATAGGTTGCCCATCAGGGCCACACAACCTTCCCTTAGAATCGTATCCGTATGCTTGATACTTCTTAGGGATTTTGTCAGTTTTAGAGAAGTACTTAGGTCTTCTACTATTACTCATCTTAACCTGAGTAATGTAGTTTGGCATTTCAATGGTTATGATATTCATCTAATAGCCAAGATATGGTAGAAGCTACATATGATTTGCCGTGTAGCTTTACCAAGTCGCTGATATCTTTTGCTTCGTAGTTCGTGGTCGCGAAACGCCCGTTAGTTAGGAACAAGGGCGAAATATCGAATTTTTTACGCATGTAGTTTGCCATCTTGATACCCGCTCTATCGAAATCGTAGAGGGAATATACAAACTTGCTTTTCGATTTAATACCTTTAATCCACTCGGGATCAGGGTATACGGACTCACTCTGTGGGGCAACAGCGGTAATACCAAACTCGTGTAAGACCAGTACATCCTTCATACTCTTGGTGATTATAGTACCTTTACTATAATCCCTTGGAATATGCTCACCTTGTACAACAGTGCAGTTACATATAAATCTACTACCTTTTCTAAACGGGAAGTAGATTTTGTAATCTCCTCCACCAAACCAGTAGGCATAAGCTACGTCGCTCTTCTGGAAGTTGTAAACGATTTTACCGTTGACCCAGACGTTGCTTACAGGATACACGTGAAACATCCGAAGGGTATCTTTTGATACACCGAAGGAAGTCCAGTATAACCTATCTACTTCTTCAAAGTCCCTCCTCTTAATTTGGATTGCGGTATGTTCCTTGTGCATCTCTTCAGGAGTGATATACTCTATACGAGGCACAGGATTATCTGTATATAGACCGAAATCCTCTACGATAAGAGAGAGTGTTTCGTTGTAACTGAGATTAAACTTCTCCATTACAAGCTTGAAACAACCAGCTACATATCCTGTAGCAAAGTCCTTGAATAATAGGTCGCCTTGTTTGGTATAGAAGAATCCGCAACTTGGATTTTTATCCTGCCGTAATGGAGAAGTAATCCGCTTGTGAAGTTCAACTCTCACTTGCAGATACTTCTCCATTATTTGTTCTTGCGACAGTCGCGTCAGGATAAAATCTTTAGTTATGTCCGGACGCAGCGTATACATTACCAGGGTGCGCTATCCATCTCAGCACTGGCGGTTGAGTCGAATACAGAAGTGTGCGATTCAACAGTATCAGGTACTGGTGGGGTAACATTATCCCACTCAGGATTGATAGTAAGCCGAGAAACCTCACTCATATTCTGAATGAAGGGAGCCACCGCACGCTTAGGGAAGGTAGTATATGCGCTGTTCTTCTTGTAGATCGTCTTGATACGTACAGGAACATTGTTATACGTCTGTCCCAACAGCTTGATGATGCCGTTAGCAAACTCTTCAAACGTCTGAGCGTGGAATACACACTTGTCTTTGGGGATATAGCAAGACAGGATATGCTTGATACGCTCGCCTTGGCTTTGAAACTCTTGCTTCACATACCGTTCGGCATCATCCTTCGACTTCGACCATCCCTTAGCAGCTTGCAAGCGGGAGTCATAGTCGATAGGAAACTCGATATGGGTGAAGGTAGCTCCGTTACTATCGGCAAAGACAAACCTCAGCACCTTCTGTCCGGTGCCATCTGTCTTGAGGTGATCATACGTAACATCTTTCAGCAAGACGTTCTCTGTAATACCAGCTTGAATCTTAGATCCACCAGAGCTGGTGTTTGTGCTTTCATCGAATCCGTACATAGTCAGTTATTTTTAATTAGATCAGGGTATATCTCAGACCAATTCAATTCCATCAGTTGATTTGCAAGACGTGGAATACGACATCCCGCATCGGTGTTTTGTCCCGTACGGAAATCAATCATCAGCTTGCCTTCAGCGTTGCGTGTAATACGTCCTACGCCATCCATAATAGAGCAGAGATGGGTCTTTAACTTACCAGTCAAAGCCACCTTCTCCACCTCGATTTGTTCCTCACCATGACCATCCTTTTGATGGCCTACAATGATGAGCTTATTGGCGATTTTAGCAAAGGTTTCTACTACAGCAATCGTTTGGTTACGTGCCATAGCCCAGCCCTTGCCGTGTGGTAAATCACCGATAGATTGTACTCTATGCTTGGCACAGATCTCTTCGGTAACCCACGCTTCGATATGATCGATAGTATCGATTACGATAAAATCAAACTTATCTTGTTGTGCAGTAATGTACTTATGCACCTCACGTAGCGTAGGCAAATCACCTACGATAACGCTGTATGCACCTGTACAGAAACTGGTTCCACCTACGGGAACTCCATCCTTAGTCCCCTTGATTTCTGTATCTATGATAAGGTGCTTTGGTAACGCTGCAATAGCTGTCGTCTTACCAACCTTAGGCTTACCATAGATAAACAATCTATGAGGACTGGGGGCTGCCTCTTGTAATCGTGGTTCAATCATCTTCAAATGTGCTAAAATGTTTATCTATTACATTGATTAAATGCTTGTTCAATCTCTTCCTCAACCAAAGGTAGCACTCACTCGCTTCTATGCTGTTCACTTTGAGTAGCGATATGCTTGGAGGTAAGAAGACTTGATCAAAGGGTTCAATCTTAACCGTATTCATTAGGGGCCGGAAAGTTATTACTTCATTCTCAGATATAAAGAAGTAAGTTACTTCTGTATCTAATTGTGGCTCGTAATGGTTGGTTATTGTAGGGGACTTATATACATCTCCTACATACACTTGTAGATTCTCATATGGAAAATCCACGTCGGGGACTTTGAGTTGCCTGAGGTTGAGTGTCATACTCTTCGAAGCTTCCATTCTTTAAATTGTTTGTAAGTAGCGTCAAGGCTGTTTGCCCGTGCCTGTTCTTTAGGCAGTGCAAAGCAGCAAGGTTTTGTGTTGGTATATTTCTACGTCCGTAATACTCTAACCCCAACAGGCTCGGTTGGTGAATGACAAGCACACAATCTGCTGCGTGATACAACTGTTTAGAACCGTGTATGTCGGTCTTCATAGGGTAATGCAGGTTGGGCACGTCAGGATCTCTACGCCTATCTCCTTCTATCTTATCGTTTAGCTGAGAAAGCAATAATACCATTGCACCATATCTCTTACGAATCTCAATACACATCTTGCCTAACTCCGCCAGAGTTTGGATCTCGTCTTCTCCCTGTACAGGAGTAACCAAGAGTGTGTGGTCTAAACAGATTACATAGTGGGAGTCAGGGTTATCATCGACAAATTTCTTAATCGTCTTGGCAATCTGAATCCTGTTACCGGGGTTCTCTACGAAGTATAAATCGGGTTCTTTAATCTTCCCTAACCTATCGTATATAAGAGCCTTCTCGGTATCGTTCAGTCTCAAGTCCGCCTTCAGAATTTTATCCAGCCCGACCGTAGACAAAGCACTAATCCGCCTAATCAATTCCATCTCAGCACTCATCTCAAAGCTGAAGTGTAGGATCTTCAAAGGCTTTTTAAATTCATTAAACACAGGAGAAGTAAAGTCCCTCATAAGGTTATTGAGGAACATACTCTTGCCGTGTCCTGATGCACCTGCAACGACATAGACCATCCCAAACTGCAAACCACCAAGAAGCATATCATTTACCTTCTTCCAGCGGGTCTTGAGTACAGGGACAGTACCGTCCATATACGATTCTATGGTAGACGTAGTAGTGACTACTACCTCATCCATAGATCGTATTGGTAGTTCAAAGGAGTCGGTCATGGGGCATATCTTCTTGAGTTTCTGCATCCATCAGTTTGCAGACATCAATATATGCTTCAGACATCAGCCATTTGTCGATACGAATTGCAATCAGTTTATTATCAATAGCATACTTCAAAGCACCAATAATCATATCGTGCTTCTCTTGAGTAACAATAGTTTGGTGATACTTCTTCACCAACTCTTCTTTGTTTACCCCTTTAGCAGGAATCTTCTTATTGTTGATTGTGATGTAGCCGGGATACAACTCCCAGAACTCTTCTGCATTTCTCATAGTAGCGTCATAAAAGAGGGTGACAAACTTCTCTGTAGGTTCATAGTAGTCGGCATATACACTACGCACATTGACATTTGTATTGATAATTAGACCTTTAGATTCTAAATCATCAATCATATCCGCGGTAAAGTAATGGCCCTCATTGGCAACCTTATAGAGCAAGTCGTATCGCTTTTCATAGAGGATCTGCATAAAGAAGATCTGCATAGGAGTGATGTCTAACTTGATAATAATGTCAACGTACTTGTCAATAGGATGTATCATAGCTTAATCTTTAAATGGTAAAGGGTCTTTAAGTAGGTTGTCTCCGATATGTTCGATAGCCTCTTCTACAGAATGTACCCAGATTACGTTCGTCGTTTTGGTTTGACGGGCCTTAAGCCAAGTAAAATCCTGAGTGTCTTTAAGATAGAGGTTGATGATATATCCGGTCTTTCCTTCCTTAAATCTAATGGCTCGACCCGTTCTTTGCAAGTCCTGTCGAGGAACAGAAGTGCCAGAACATACAATAGCCATCTCTATACCATCTACATCAAAGCCCTCATCTAAAGCACGGGCAGTATGCAAAATACGCATATCGGTACGAGGGTCAGCAAACTGTTTGAGGATGCTGTGTCGTGCGGCTTTAGAAAGTTTGCTATGATAGGCAGCACTATAGGGTTGCGTACGTTTGTTGATCTCCGAAGCAAAGTCTACGCTCTCTCCAAAGGTTATCATAGGCACGTCATAGGTGCTGATAAGATGTCGAGCAGCATTCATCTTCGTCTCGGACTTGTAGATCAAATCCATACGGTCTCTCATAGCTTTATTCCAAGCCCTTGCTTTACCTATAATCTCATTCTCCTCCCATCCGGGCATATTCTTTTTGAATATGCTACGGTAGATAGGATCCTTGAGACATTTCATAGCCGTAGTGAAGTTGTTATTGAACAAAGCAAAATGCTCGTAGTAGGTATCTGTAATCTTCTTGTACTGGATAGCTTCTTTCTCGCTCATCCGTAGGCCGATGTTGATTACAGAGAACTTAGATACATAGTTGTTCTTTACAGCTTCATTCAGGCTAATCGTATCAATAACAGGAGCATACCTTTCGATGATAAAGTGCCGCGAATCATCTCGCTCTAACGTAGCTGTCAGGCCGAGGATATGGCGGTACTTGATTACATCGAACACAGTTTTAAAGACATCGGAAGTATAGTTATGTACCTCGTCAAGGATAAGGAGGTCGCAGTCGATACGGCTTTTAACTACCGTA